AGCGGCTACACAACGGACACGTCCACCACCGACACCGGCGACCCGGAATTCTAGAAAGGACACCCTCATGGCAAAGAAAAATGACTCTGGACTTGTCCAGGACGCGCTCATACCCGACGAAATGAGCCCGCTGAGCCTGCTGGACTTCAACAGCTCGTGCGCGAAGATCAAGCAGGCGGCCGTGGACTTCCGCCGCGCGGTCAACCACAAGATGCAGCTCGAAACCAAAGACGCCTACCTCGACAAGTTCCACCAGATCGACCCGTACACCGAGGCCGTGTACGACACGGACGCGCTCGCGCAGCACATCATCGACTGCGCCGAGGTCATCAACCGGCTGCTCACCTATCCGAAGGACGCACGCCGCGCGGTCCTGTACGACAACCTCCACGACAGCCTCGCCACGTTCGAGGAAAGCGCGCCCGACTATCCCGATCCCGACGACGATGCTGACGAGACCGACAGAGAAGAGGCCGTCGATCCGACCACCGGCGAGATCAAGTAACCACACATTGAGAGAGGCTTATATGCAGCAGGCAAACAAAAAAGCCACCCGCAACGGGGTGGCTCAGGAAAAGATGTGGTCGATATCAGCGCTCCGACGTCTCATCGGTTGGCACGACGTCTATGGTTTCTGCGTCCACATACGCCATAAAGCCGTCCGGCACTCCGTCATTGTCGTTGACGCACACAAATTCATCGTCCTCACGATCTGCCGTCAGTTCGACGAACTTGCGCAGCTCACCGAACGTAAGCTGCTCGAAATCAATCGTCACACACATGCAGCGCTGGGTCTTCTTGTCGTTGCTCATAAGTCGATTATCGCATGTCGTGAAGGCGGCGCGCCATGTCTGTGAACTTCGACAGCACCTTCGGTTTCGATCCTGCGGTGCAGGACAGCAGCATGGCCGCGCGCGGACTGTACGCGACGATGGTGACGTGGTGCGACCACCAGATATACACGCGGCCGGACTCGTTCGACGGCACCTTCGACCTCAAGCGCGTCAGAAGCGTGGGCGGCGCCGTCAGACTCGTGCGCGAACTCGTTGAAAACGGGCTCTTCGAGGAGGCCGGCGAAGGCGTGTACAGGGTCGTGACCCGTCGCGGCCTCGCCGTGTTCGGCAGCTTCAAGAACCAGAAGAAACCGCTTACGCCCGAAGAAGCCGCCGAACTGCACGAGAAGAAGGTCGTCGCCGGCCACGCCGGAGGCAAGGCGTCGGGCGAGTCCCGCAGGGCGAAAGCCGAAGCAAACAGGAAGCAAAACGAAGCAGACGCGAAGCAGACTGCTTCAACTTCAACAAAGCAAACAGGAAGCACTACCGTACCTAACCAAACCAAAACCATGCCTTCTTCCTCCCCTGACCCCTCCGGGCCGGGATCGAAGCAAACCGCGTCGGTCGCCGAGGCCGAGGCCAGGGCGTTGGCCGACCCGTTCGCCACGGCGTGGAACGCCTACCCACGCCACACCGGCTCGCGACGGGAAGCCGAGAAAGCGTGGGCCGCAGCCGTGGCCGGGCACGACGGCACGTCCGCCGTGACGGAAGCGCAGCTCATCGGAGCCGTCATCGCCTACGCCAAAACCGTGGACGACCCCAGATACGCGCCCAACATGAGCCGATGGCTGCGCCAAGGCGCATACATGGACACCATGCCCAGCCAGCCGAAACCATACCGGCACGCACTGCCCGACGGCACCGTCATCGACGACCGGTGGATCACCGGCCACATCCGGGACCACGTGCCCGTAGGCACCTTCACCGACGCGATGAGAGCCGACTTCTGGGCCAGCGTCAAAACCGGCATCGACCCGGAACAAAAAGCCAAGGAAATCATCAACGAATGCCAACGAAAGGCCAGCCGATGAGCAGCAAGCCAACAGCCGAGACCCGCAGAACCGTACAGAGGCGAGACCGATACCGATGCGCCATGTGCGACCGGGAAACCGGCAGCCACTGGAGCGGCGACAGCATCCACCACAGGGAACCGCGAAGCCACCCCTTCGACCGGCTCCACCAACCCGAAAACCTGCTCCAACTCTGCGGCAGCGGCACCACAGGATGCCACGGATGGGTACACGCCCACCCCGCACGCGCCTACCGGCTCGGCTACCTCGTCCACACGGGCAAAGACCCCGCCACCATCCCCGTCTACTACCGCACAGGCGGCTGGCAGCAGCTCAACAAGGACGGCACCCGCCATCCCTGCCCGCCACCCGAAGACCTCCCCACCCACATCGACATCAAGAAAGGCAACGAATGAACGACACCACGACAACCCTCGCCATCGGCCACCGGACCATCCCCCTCGACCCGCCCCGCCCGCCAAGAAAACCCGACATGCTCCTATGGATCGACACCGAAACCACCGGCCTCGACCCCTACCAGTGCGAACTCCTGGAAGTCGGCATGCAAGTCACCGACATGACCGGCAAACACCCCCACGACAGCCTCCACCTGATCGTCCACCCCGACAACATACGCAACTGGGCCAACCACCCCGAACTCCTGAAAGCCTACGAAATGCACCTCGCCAACAGACTCATGCTCGCCAGCGCCGAAGCACCCAAGGACACCTACGACTACCAGCACACCGCATGGAACATCCACGAATTCCTCAACGACCAACTCAGCCAATACACACTCCACCCCGCAGGAACCAACGTGGACTTCGACCTACGCCAACTCGACGTCCACCTCAGCCGCCACCTCAACCACCCCATCGCCGAAGGGCTCCACCACAGAAAACTCGACCTCACCACCCTGCGCCTCACCGACCAAGCCATCGGCCGCGACCCCTACCAGAACCACGCAGGCACCCACCGAGTCCAAGACTGCATCCACAGGGACATCAACGACTACACCGCCTACCTCGACATCATGCGAGCCGGACACCAAGGCATCCAATCATGAACACCGGCAAACGAATACCCGCAACCCTCACGGCGATCCTCGCCATCCTCGCGCTCACGGCATGCGGAGAAACACCCAAAGGCGACGGCCAGGGCACCGTGAACAACCCCGACCCCGGATACGTCCGCTGGTACGAACTGCCCGACGGCAGCGCGGCTGTCCGATGCTTCTCCGACTCCGGCGGAGCGTCATGCGACTGGGGACACATCGAACTCAGGGACAAGCAATGAACGCCCACACAGCAACCCCGGACCGCCCCAACCCCGTCATCGAACTCATCCGACGTCTCCGAAAGGCCACCCACCGACCCGAACCGGCCAACGATCCGACCATCTGCGCGATCTGCGGCGCACCGCTCACCGACAGCACGTCATCCATCTGCCCCGACTGCCGGGAACTCGAAAAGGACTGGTAAGCATGCACACCACATGGGCCAACGACCCTGTCAACTCACCAAACCACTACACACGCTCGCACCCGGGCATGGAGTGCATCGAACTGACCGCAGACACCAGCTTCTGCCTCGGCAACGCCATCAAATACCTCTGGCGCTACCACAGCAAGGGCCGACCCGTCGAAGACCTCGAAAAAGCCCGATGGTACCTCTGCCACGTCATCGACCACGACGAGAAGATCGCATGGACACGCCAACAACACGCCATCCTCGACACCCTCGCCAACGATCCCGCCATCCCCGACGCCGAAGCGCACACATGGGCGAAACTCCGGCAAGGCTTCCCCTATTCGGCCCTCGCCTGCCTCGACCGCCTCATCGAACACGAAAGGAACCAACAATGAGCACACGCCTCTACTACGACCAATACGGCATTCCGACCGACATCAGCGAACTGGAGGCGTGGAGTGAGTAGTCAGTATTGCAAGCCCTCTGGCAGTGATCCGGTATGGCGTTGCCCGGTCTGCGGTCAATGGTGGCAACTCGACCTACCGGACGGCGACTTCTGGGAGCCGATAAGCACGCTCAAAGCGTTCCTGCAGTTCCACCCGAAATGGAAAGCCGAACGCAAACACCGAAAGGCCCGCATATGAGCATCGATCACCCAACAGGCATTGAACGCGCTCGCCGACGCCGGCCTCGGCAACGACAGCCCGGCCGAGGCCTACGTGATCGGATATACCCAAGGCCATGACGATGCGCTCGCGCTCGCCATCCAGCTCGAGCGGTCCATAAACCGTAGGCCGTTCATGCCGGACGAGGCGGAACGGCTCGCCATGCGCCTGCACGAGCAGGTCGGCGACTGCCCGATTGCCCACGAGAGCGGCAATGCCATGGACGACAGCGAGCGCGAATGGTGGGTCAATCTGGCAGCGAGCGCATGGACGCTCATTGACGGGACGGAGGAAACGGAATGAGGAACGGTAGACCATGGGCTGTGAGGATCATGCCGGCCTTCGTGTGTGTGTTTGCAGCGTTCGTGGTCGGTTACGGGCTTGGCGAACAGGCGCAGCTCGGCGAACAGGATGTGCAGACCGTCACGCAGGAGGTGCGGCAGACCGGCGACGTCAAACGCCTGTGCATGACCGTCAAGACCGGCGAGCGCATCGACGCCATGAGCTGCGAGCTCATCGACCCGCTGAGCGGAGGCGTCAAATGAGACCACGACTCACTTACGCGCAGAAGAGTGTGCTGCTCCAGCTCGTCAACCACGGCGACATGCAGCCCGCCGACGGCAACCACAAACGCACCTTCCAATCCCTGGAGGAACGCGGATACACGCAAGACGTCGGATACGGACGCTATGCCATCACCGAGGCCGGCCGTCGCGCGCTGCAAAAGGACTTGTCATGAAACGCCTGAGCATCGTCTTCACCTGCGACAGCGAACCAATCGGCCTCTACGAGATCGAACGCAGGCTCAGGACGGCGGGCTTCACAAGGCCGCAGGCCGGTTCGATCATGGACGCCGAACAGTCCGACGAACTCGCCGAAGCCTACGAACAAGGCAAACAGGCCGTGTTCGACGCCATGAACCACTTCGACGAACTCGCCATCGTGGAACGCGCCAACCCCTACCGAAAGGACGGCCGATAACCCATGGACTGGCGACATCAGGCCGCATGCCGCGACCACGACCCCGAACTCTGGTTCAGCGGCAAACCATACGAACAGGCGGCCGCGCTCGCCATATGCCGGTCATGCCCGGTCATCGGCGAGTGCCGCCGGTTCGCCGACGAGCACAACCGGATCGACGGCTACCAGTTGCAGGGCATCTGGGGCGGCCGCCGATACGGGGTCAAATGACGACCCAAGAAAGGACCAACAATGAACAACATCGACGCCAACGTCACCGCCTGGCAGCTAGGCCCCGTCACCATCATGCGAGGCACCGCCACGCCCGGCCGTGACGTGACGCACCCGGAATGCTTCGGCCGGTTCACCGTCGTCGCCCTCTCCTACGGCGGCGCGATCCGCAAGTGCATGCGCCGCGTCGCCCAAATGTGCGCCAAGCACTCCGCATGCGAACAGCTCGACCGGCAGGAGGCACGGGCGTGAGAGTCACCGAAGGCGTCAGGAAGATCATCGTGGAATGGCACGGCAAGGGCGTGCCGCCGGAAGAGACCGCGCGATCCCTGCGCATCCCCATCGACGAGGTGAAGGCCATCATCCTGCAAGCCCACCCGGCACCCGCGCCGGAAAACCCGCCGGCATCGGCGACAATAGAAGAGAAAGTTAAGGAAAGTCAGCAAACCGTTGAAAACAAGCCGTTCCCGGCCAATCCACCACGTCGGGAACGGCTTCGGGAAAGTAAAAGCCCCCACCTTTCGGCAGAGGCTCGCATTGTCCAACAAGCGAGTATAGCACCAGCGAAAGGGCGGGGATGATGGAACAACGAACATGCGCGGCCTGCGGCAAAGCGGCCGGCGACGCGAACCTGTGCAAGGAATGCGTCAAGGACTGGGCGAAACGCCTCGCATGGCTCCTGAAGGCCGGCATGCCAGCCCTCCAACAGATCGCCTACAAACAAGCCACCACCCGCGAACGCTCGCCACGCCACGGCAACAGGGCATACGCGGCCCCGCCGGTCAACGAAGCCGCCCAAGCCCTGTACTCCGCAGTGGAAACGCACCTGCAACTCACCGGCGGCATGCTCGGCGTCAAACCGATCGGCCACGACCGATACGACCGGCCCCGCACCCTCATGCAATGGGCCGACATCACCCGCCTGCTGCTGCACCACATGCCCGACCTCGCACGACTCGACACGGCCGGCGACCTATACGCCGACCTGATCCGCCTATCGGAAAAGGTCGAAACCGCCACCACGCACGCCGGCGAGCGCCGTCTTGTCGGCGTATGCCCCAACTGCCTGAACACGAAGGGGGACGACGACGAGCCGATACGCACGCCGATCTACGCCGCCCGCTCCGCGCGGTATACGGTGTGCCCCGAATGCGGCGCATGGCTCGACTTGAAGCGCGTGCGGTTGGAGTACCTGCGCAGCGCGGGGCTCATGCACATCACGCGCACGCAGGCCGACGCCGCCCGATGGGTGCGGGAGAACACGGGTGTGAGCGTGACGGGCAAGGACTTGGCGAACTGGCGCAGCCGGGGCAAGATGCCGTCCACGCGGCGCATCGACCGGCATTATTGGGAGTGGAACATCATGGAGCTGTTGGCCTGCGCGCAGGATCGCGCCGAGCGCGACGGCGGCGACGTTTGAACGTGAGACGGTTTCGTGTTACGCTGTCGCGTGTAATCGGAGTATCGGAAAAGCCTGTCCCATCGGGGATGGGCTTTTTTCGTATCCGATCCCCTTGGATGGTTGGCCGAGCGGTCGAAGGCACCCGCTTGCTAGGCGGGCAGGCATGACAACCGACCTCATGCTTCGCGGGTTCGAATCCCGCACCATCCGCCAGCCGCCGCCGGCACCGTGCGCAACCGGCGTATGCGGCACCCGAGAAACCACCACAGACAGACGCCTCGCCGGCGGTTCTTTCCTCTTCTTCCCGCCGGCGAGCGCAGTCTGTCGATCCGTACAGGCGTTCGATTGGAGGCGTGCGTGGGCAATCCGCGGTACAGCAATGGCTATCGCCGCCGGCGCGAGCGCGAGCGGTGGCGGCACATGCGGGCCGACTGCTACATCTGCCATCGGCCCATCGACTACGAGCTCAAGGCACCGCATCCATACAGCTTCGTCGTGGACGAGACCATCGCCCTGGCGCGCGGCGGCACGCTCACGCACGACAACAGCGGGCCCGCGCACCGATGGTGCAACGCCATCAAAGGCACGCACAGTCTGGCATGGGCGCGCGAGCGCGTCGCCCAGCTCATCGCCCAGGGCAAAGCCCCGCAGCGCATCGCGCCGGTCTCGGCCGGGCCGATCCGATGCTCGGACTGGTTCGGGGGTGGGGAGTAGACCCCACCCGGCCCCGCCGGGGCGACCACGGGCAAAGCGCCGTTTTTCCCCCGGGCTTTTTTCCACACTTGAACGGAGGCCGTCTTGGTGTCCAGAACGTCGAAGACCCCTCGCTCGAAGAGCGCGTCGAAGTCCCATAGGGTCAGCAACGCCGCCGCTTCCGGGGATCGCCGCCGTCTCCTGGTGGCGATGCGCAACCTGATCGCCGAAAAGCTCGACGAAGGGTCGATAAGCTCACGCGACCTCGCGTCATTGACGAAACGGCTCGCGGACATGAGCGCCGAGATCGAGGCGATCGACAAGGCGTCGAACGGGCACGATCCGGCCATGCAGGCCCTGGACACGGAGGACATACGGTTGGATGAGCACGAGGATTGACGGGGCGAGCTGCCAGATCATCCCCGACGACCTGTACACCAGCGGCGAACCAAGCCTCAACCGGCTCGCCAACGCGGCGGGCGACCGGTTCGACGTCTGGCAGCGGCAGATCAACCGGATTATCCTCGCGAAAAGCGCCGACGGCTTCTGGTCGGCACGCAACACGGTGCTGTCGATCCCGCGCCAGACCGGCAAGACCTACGACATCGGCTGGGTCGCGATCCACCGCGCCGCCCGAACCCCCGGCATGCGCATCGTGTGGACGGCGCAGCACTTCAGCGTCATCAAGGACACGTTCGAAAGCCTGTGCGCGATCGTCCTGCGCCCCGAAATGAGCGGTCTCGTTGACCCCGACCACGGCATCAGCCTCGCCGCCGGCAAAGAGGAGATACGCTTCCGCAACGGCAGCCGTATCTTCTTCCGCGCCCGCGAACGAGGCGCATTGCGAGGCGTCAAGAAGATCGCCCTGCTCGTCATCGACGAGGCCCAGCACCTGTCCGACTCGGCGATGGCGTCGATGCTGCCGACCCAGAACCGCGCCTACAACCCCCAGACCATCTACATGGGCACCCCGCCCGGCCCAAGGGACAACGGCGAAGCATTCACCCGCCTGAGGGACAAAGCGCGCGCGGGCCGCACCCACAGCACCCTCTACGTCGAATTCGCCGCCGACCGCGACGCCGACCCCCTCGACCGCCAGCAATGGAGGAAAGCCAACCCCAGCTACCCGGCCCACACCAGCGACGAATCCATCGCCAACCTGTGGGAGAACCTCACCGGCGACGACTTCCGGCGCGAAGCCCTCGGCATCTGGGACGAACACGCCCTCAGCCAAGCCATCGACCGCCGCCAATGGGAGGAAGCCACCATCGACGCCCGCCGCCCAGGCGGCGTCATGAGCTTCGGCATCGACATGAACCCCACACGCACACGCCTGACCATCGGCGCATGCATGCGCTACGACGACGGCACCGCCCACATCGAACTCGCCGAATACAGGGACACCAACCACGACGGCACCATGTGGGCCGTCAACCTCATCGACAAAGTCTGGGAACAAACCGCCGCGCTCGTCATCGACGGGCAAAGCCCCGCCACCGCACTCCTGCCCGACCTCGCCGAAGCCGGCGTCACCGTCACCGTCACCGCCGCCACCGACATGGGCCGCGCCTGCGGACGCCTCCAGGACATGCTCAGAGACGGCACCCTCACCCACCTGCCCGAAGACGGCCAACAACCACTCTGGCAAGCCGCCGCCAAAGCCACCACACGCCCCATCGGCAAAAACGGCCTCTTCGGATGGAACCGACCCGACGACGACACCGACATCAGCCCACTCAACGCCGTCACCCTCGCCCTCCACGGGGCCATGACCACCAGAAGAGACCCCACCGCACAACAGGAAGCATGGTACTAATCATGAACACCGACGACGTCCCCATCCTGCGCGGACAAGCCGGCTGGCTCGCCATCGAAAGCGCCTACGCCAACACCATCACCGGCGTAGACCCCGACGACCAACCCACCATCAACGAACTCCTCAAACAATGGCGACGCCACTACACGCGCAACACCCTGCGCACCAGCTACTACCTCGCCCACTACCACTACAACGGCGTCGCCTACAGCATCCCACCGGCCATGAAAGCACTCGCAAAACCAATGATCGGCTGGCCCAACAAAGCCGTCCGCGCGCTCGCCGACCTTTCCGTGTTCGAAGGCATCGACGCGCCCGAAACCCTCCAGACGCAGGTAGACGACCTCGTCGCGGCGAACACGTTCGGCGTGAAAATCCAACAGGCCATCGTGTCCGCATACACGCACGGATGCAGCTTCATGACCATCTCCGGCGACGACGACGACATACGGATCACACCCCGCGCCGCCGACTGGAGCAGCGCCCTATGGGACTGGGGCAACGACAGGATCGGCGCTGCCATGACCATCCGCGACAAAGACAAAGACGGCTACATCACCCGCTTCGACGTATGGCTGCCCGGCAAGGTCTACCTCTGCCGCCGCAACAGCGGCACATGGCAGGCCGAACGCATCGAAACCGGCTTCGACCGCCCCACCGTCGTGCCGATCATCAGCGACCAGCAGCTCTACCGCCCCCTCGGCTCCAGCCGCATCACCCGCCCGCTCATGGCCCTCACCGACCTCGGACTGCGCACCCTCGTGCGCATGGAAGCGACCGCAGAATTCTACGCGGCACCACGCATATGGTTCCTCGGAGCCAACAAAGGACAGGTAAGCTCCGACACATGGGGCAGCATCGTCAGCGTCATCAACGGCATCCCCGCCGGCCGCAACGGCGAAAAACCCGAACTGCGCCAACTCACACAGGCCTCGATGCAGCCACACTCCGACATGCTCAAAACCGTCGCCCTCATGGTCAGCTCGGAAACCGACATCCCCGTCAACGACCTCGGCATCACCATGGACAACCCCGCCAGCGCCGAAGCCATGGCCGAAGCCGAACGCAAACTCTCCCGCACCGCCGACCGGCAAAACAAACGCTTCGGCGAAAGCATCAAAAGCATCCTCGCCATGGCGCTCGCCGCCCAAGGCGCGGACGAAGCCGACATCCGCCAACTGCGACCGATCTGGGCACCCACCAAGGAAGCCAGCGACGCCGCCCGCGCCGACTGGTACCAGAAGGTCGCGTCCACCAACCCAGCCTTCGCCGACAGCGACGTGGGCCTGAGCCGCGCCGGCCTGACATGGGACGAGATCAACGCCCATCGCGCCTACGAGAGACAGCAGCGCACGCAGAACGCCATCGACGAACTTCGCGCCAAGATCGCCACCGCCAAGACCGACACGCAGGAGGACGCAGCCAATGGACAGCAACAGCCTGCCGCTGAACAACCTCAATCCGGCGCAGCGTAAAGCGTTCAACGAGCACCTCAACGACCTGTGGGACGACTATCAGGACGAACTCGCCGATCTCATCATCGAAGCCAAGACGATGGTGCCCAACAGCCTCTACTTCGGCGATGATCCCACCACCGAAGCCCGCCGCCAACTGGAAGACTACGCGCGCAAAGCCAACCTCATCGCACAGGACTACTACAGGAACGTGCGAGCCGCATGGGCCGAAGCCGCCGGCATCAGCATGCCCGACTACACCGAAGCGCAGGTCAGCTCAGACCGAGCCTTCTGGCAGATCGTCGGCGGCTACAACAACACCATGCACGTCGGCGCGAAATTCACCGACATCATCAACGGCCGAAGCAAAGCCGGCCTGACCATGGATCACCTCTGGGCCATCAACACGCAAGGCTACACCGAAGACGACTGGGCGCGCCTCGCCAAGGACATCATCAACGAAACCGCACGCCTCACAGGCCGGCTCACCGCCCAGAACGACCCCACCAAACCCAAATACGCCCGCGTGCCCCAAGGGAAAACCTGCGCGTTCTGCGCCATGCTCGCGTCCCGAGGCTTCGTCTATGCCAGTGAGGACACCGCCGGCAAGTGGCACAGGTACCACCACGACTGCGACTGCAAGATCGTCCCCTCGTGGGGAGAGACCGAGATCGACGGCTACGACCCCGACAAACTCAAGGCCATATACCAGCAGGCAAAGGACGCCGCCAAAGCGGCCGGAGCCGGCAGCGATCTCAACACCGTGCTCTCGTGGATGCGCAGCGAATCGCCGGACATGTTCACCGACGGATCGGAATTCGCGCCAGACCTGCGCATCCCGCGAGGCAGCAGACTCGAACAACAACTCGGCGAAGCGTATACCCGCCGCGTCAACCGGCTCCTCAACAAAACCGAGCACAAAGACGCGGCGAGGCTCTGGGCCAAATACGCCGCCCAATACGACATCAAAGAAACACGGCTGTCCAAAGGCGCTTACTTCAGTCCCTCCGACGGCGGCATCCACCTCAACCTTGACACCGTCATGGCCGGAGACAGCGCACACCGCCCAGTGCAGAACCTCTTCCACGAAAGCGGCCACATGCTCGACTGGCTACTCGACAAGAACTCGTTCTCATGGGCCCCTCACAACGGCAAACTGTTCAACGACGTGCTCAAAAGGGACGCCCAACGCATATTCGACACCACACAGGCAACCCTCATGGCCGAAGACAAGCCCGCCGGCCGACAAAGCGTCATGAAGGCCATCGCCCGAGAGATCGCGACGAACTCCGCAAAAACCGACCGCAACGTCGAAGACATGCTCCAAGCCGCCCTAGGCGACGACTACCACGGCAGCGTCGGCCACCCCAAAGGCTACTTCCGGCAAAGCGGACAACTCCAATCCACCGAAGCGTTCGCCGAAATGCTCGACGCGCAGATGGCAAACCCCGAAGCATGGCGGCTCATCGCCAACTACTTCCCCGAATCGGCTAAAATGTTCAATACCATGATTCAGGAGGCATTGTCATGAGCGAAGAAGAATACTTCACCCAACACCACAACGACAACACCGACCTGCTCCTACTCGACTACTCCGAACGCTTCGAAACCCCTTACTTCAACATCGAAGACACCGGCGTCACACTAACCGACACGGAGCTGCGTGCCGACCTGCTCCACTGCCTCTACCACAACAAACCCAAAGACCACATCGACCAGCCCAGCCGCAACCTCATCGCACTGGCGCTCGCCGACTGATCCCAGCCCCGGCCGACATCCGCCGGGGCTTTTTCATGCCCGCCAACCGGGCCAAGAGTTTTCAGCCACCCGCACGGGTGGCTTTTTCAATGCCCGGAAAGGGCCCGAACACAAGGAGAACAACCATGTTCCTCAACCTCCAGCACCCCCATATCCGATACATCGCCCCGCCCGCCGAAGGCGGTTCGGACACTCCCGACGCCACCCCGCCGGCCGAACCGAACGGCAACGGCGAGGAGGTCGACTGGGAAGCCAAATACAAGGAAGCGCTCGGCCACTCGCGCGACTGGGAAAAGAAGGCCAAGGCCAACAAGGCCGCCGCCGACGAGCTGGAAAAGCTCAAGGAATCCCAAATGAGCGAAGCCGACAAGGCCGCCAAGCGCACGCAGGAACTCGAAGCGCAGGTAGCCGCCTACAAGGCCAAGGAACAGCAGGCCGAATGGAAGGCACAGGTATCGGCCAAGACCGGCATTCCGGCCGAAGCATTGCGCGGCAGCACCCTAGAGGAGATTCAGGCGCACGCCGACATCCTCAAGCCGCTCGTGCACCCAGCGCCGAAGCTGCCGAACGTGCCCAACCCGGCACAGCACCCCGCCGGCCAAACCGCCGACGAACGAGCCAAGGCATACGTGCGCAGCCTCTTCGGCAACAAAGACTAACCGCCACCAACCATCTGAAAGGAACCAACCATGGCACTCGACACCAGCAAGGTGCTGCTCCCCAAGGAAGTAGCCACCGTCATCACCAAGCGCGCAAAGGACACCAGCACCATCGCCGCGCTGTCCCCAAGCGAGCCCCAGCTCTTCCTCGACAAGGAATACATGGTCTTCACCGGCAATTCCGAAGCCGAAGTCGTCGCCGAAGGCGAACAGAAGTCCAGCTACGAGGAAACCCTCGCCCCGGTCGTCGGCAAGCGCTTCAAGGTGCAGACCACCACCCGCGTCAGCAACGAGCTCCAGTGGGCCGACGACGACGCCAAACTGGAGATCATCAGCAAGATTCAGGCCGATCAGGCCGCCGCGATGGGCCGCGTCCTCGACTACGTCGTCTACCACGCCTTCGACCCCAAGAAGAAAACGACCCTCGAAGGCTTCAACGCGCTCGCCAAAAGCGCGGTCAGCGTGCCGGCCACCGACGATCGCGTCGCCGACATCGACAGCCTCGCGGAGGCCGTCAGCGACGAGTACGACATCAACGGCATCGCCCTGTCCAAGACCATGGCGAACGAGCTGCGCAAGATTCGCGTTCCCTCCACCGGCCAGCGCTTCTACCCGGAGATCCCGATCAACCTTCAGGTCGGCAACCTCGACGGCATCCCGGCCGCCACGTCCGGCACGGTCAACGGCCGGCTCGTCACCCCGGCGACCGGCATCCTCGCCTTCCTCGGCGACTTCCGCCTCATCAAGTGGGGCATGGTGCGCGACATCTGGAGCGAGATCATCGAATACGGCGACCCCGACAACACCGGCAAGGACCTCAAGGGCGTCAACCAGATCGCCTACCGCACTGAGGCCATGTACTCCTACGCGATCCTCGACCCCAAGGGCATCGCCGTGCTCAAGAAGTCCACATCCTCCGTCAAGGCGAGCAAGTGATGGCCGCGCCCCTCACCCAGACGCTCGTAGTGCAGGAACACGACGAGGCCGACGAGACCGGCCTGTCCATTCCCGTGCGTCTGGTCAAGCCCGACGGCACGCCCTTCGCCGAAGGCGTCGCGACCATCGCATGGTCTGCCATCACCGGCAAACCGTCCATCTACCCGGCCGCAGCCCCCGCATGGAGCGCGATCACCGGCAAGCCCAGCACATTCGCCCCGCCCGCGCCGACAACCAGCGCTCGCGGCGGCGTGCTCCAGCAGGCGGCCGAACCGCAGCTCGCGGCCGACGCCGACTCGGCGGCCATCATCGCGAAGGTCAACTCCACACTGACCAAGCTCAAGGCCGCCGGCGTGCTCGCCTAAAGGGAGGCAATATGGACGGCTACCCACTCCAACCGTTCAACCTGTCCGGCAATCAGACCGATGGCGGCACGGGCGGCGATAGTGCCGTGGATGACGGCGAGCCGTTCGCGCAGGTCGGAGACCTCGAAGCACGCTGGCATGCGCTCACCGGCGAGGAATACAAACGCGCCGAAGCGCTGCTCGCGGACGCATCCGACCTGATCCGCACCACCTGCCCGCGCTGGCCCGCCGCCAAGCCCGCCACACTGAAGCGCATCGCCTGCATGGTCGTCAAACGAGCCATGCAGGCCGGCCCCGACATGTCGGGCGTCACCCAAAGCACCCAGACGGCCGGCAGCTACAGCGAAAGCCTGAGCTACGCCAACCCCGCCGGCGACCTCTACCTCACCACGAGCGAGAAGGAAGCCTTGGGCGGCGACGGCGAGGCATGGGCATACGACATGGCCGGAGGCGCGACGTGAGAGGCGAAACCATCACCCTCATCCACCGCACCCCGGCCGGCCACGACCCCGGCGGCGGCATCATCTGGAACACCCACGAGGAACAAATCGACGACGTGCTCATACAGGACGGCTCCCAGTCGAACCTCACCGACAGCACCCGCCCCAACGGCATCCAAGTCGCCAAAACCATCCACATGCCCCGCGCATGGCCCTACCAAAGCCTGCGCGGAGCCAAAGCACGCATCGACGGCGTCGAATACACCGTGATCGGCGACCCCCGCCCCTACGACGGCGGCCTCACACCGACCCGATGGAACCTCACCGTCGAACTCGCCGACACCAGAGGATAGGAGCGCAACACATGGCGAAAGTCAAACTCAACCTCGCAGGATTCCGCCAAATCCGCCAATCCGCCGGAGCCATGCACGCCATCACCGAGCAGGCCAAACGCATCGCCGACACGGCCAACGAGCTGGCGCAAACCAAAAACGCCCACTACGACCACGCCGTGGCCCGCACCACCGACCACGGCTCGGTCGCACTCGCCACCACCAAGGGCAGCGGCGCGGCCGCCTACGACAACGCCAAACACAACACACTGCTCAAGGCGGTGGGCTGACTTGGCGCTCAACCTCGAAAAAACAGTCAAGGACTGGATCGACGCCGACCCCAACGGCGACGGGCTGACCGCATACCTCGAAGTCCCCGCCGACCGCCCGCAACGGTTCGTGACCATCGAACGGGTAGGCGGCCGGGAACTCGAATACAGCAGCCGCCCCACCATCGCCGTGCAGGTCTGGGCCGAAACCCGATGGCAAGCCGCCCAGCTCGCCACGGGCCAAGTGCTGCCCCGACTGCTCGACCTCGACCTGCTCGACCCCATCGCCGCCGTCACCGTGGAAAGCGTCATCGACTTCCCCGACCCCGGCCCGCCGCCCCAGCCCCGATACCAGATCACCATCCAGCTCGACGCCGCCGCCCAATAAGGCGACGCCAACCATCGAAAGGCACCATCATGGCCGAAACCAACCACAACAACAAGAAAAACGTCAGCCTCGGCAAGCCCAAGAAGACCGGCTGCCTCTACTACGCGCCCGCAGGAACCGCCCTGCCGACCGACGCCACCACAGCCCTGCCGGCAACATACACCTGCGTCGGCTACCTGTCGGAGGACGGCGTCACCAACGCCACCGACACCGACACCACCGACATCAACGAGATGGGCGGCATCAAGGTGCTGTCCGAGATCAGCGGCTACGGCGAGACATGGCAGTTCAACATGATCGAAACCAACGAAGCCAGCCTCAAACTGCGCTTCGGCACCGCGAACGTCACCGGCACCGCAGACAAGCTCACCGTCTACCACGCCATCCCGTCCGGCGAAAGCCTCGTGCTCGTGTTCGAGATCGCCATGACCGGCAACCGAGTCAAGCGCATCGTCGTCGCCGACGGCACCATCACCGAATTCGACGACACCACCTACAGCGCCGGCGACGCCATCGGCTACGGCGTGACCATGAGCGCCAACCCGAGCGACCTCATCAACGGAGCCACCAGCGTCGAATACATCGCCAACGTCGCCACCGCCTCGCTCAGCAAGTGATCCCACCCCGCGCCCGCCGTCCGGCGGGCGCACCCCTCTGAAAGGACACGCATATGGCAGCCAAGCAGCCGCAGGACCACAAAACCCCGAAAAACCAGCCCAAGACCGTCGAGGCCATGGGCGTCACCCTCGCCGTCAGCCCCGCGATCTTCGACGACCTCGACATGGTCGAATACCTCTACGACCTCCAAACCGCCCAGTCCGGCAACGGTGCCGGCGCGTTCGCCATCGTCCCCTTCCTCAAGAAGCTCTGCGGCCCCCAGTACACGGCCATGAAGGACGCATTGCGCGACCCCGACACCGGGCGCGTGAGCATCGACAAGGTCAGCGAATTCATCGCCCAGCTCCTCGAACAGGTCGCCCCAAACTCCTGACGCTCATAGGAATGCTCGCCACGGCACCCGACGCGCTCGAAGCGGACTTCCAGCGTTTCTATGGGCTTAACACCGACCTCATATGGACTGGCGAACTGCCCGCCAACCGGGCGGCCGCACTGGCCGCCAACCTCCCCCGCCAGTCCATCATCTGGCAAAAACTCAACCCGCGCCTCGCATGGGACGACCAAACCTACCTCCTCGCCGACATCCGCGACAGCCTCGCGTTCCTCGCCTGGACGAAAACCAAGGAAGCCTCACGCAAGGGCGCGCGCTGGCGCGGACAACTCCAACGCCCCGGCACCGTCCGGCATGAAGCCACGGGCGGCGAGGTCATGGCGATGGACGACGAACAACTAGCCGCATACCTGGCCGCACCGCGCACCACCATCAGGGAGGCATAGCATGGCAATCGAGATCGCCACCGCGTTCGTACAGATCGTGCCCAGCATGAAGGGCGTCGGCAAGGCCATCGAATCGGCGTTCGGCAGCGCATCGGAAACCGCCGGCAACACCGCCGGCATCAAAGCCGGCAACGGCTTCGCCGGCGGCTTCGGCGCGAAACTCGGCGTCATCACCGGCATCGCGCAAAGCGTCGCGGGCAAGGCCATCGAAGCGTTCATGGGCCTGTCCGGCGAGATCGCCAGCGCATCCGACAGCGCCCAGAAGTTCGCCAGCACCCTGAACTTCGCCGGCGTCAGCGAACAGCAGATCAAACGACTCACCGCCAGCACGCAGGACTACGCCGACAAGACCGTCTACGACCTCAACGACATCCGCAACACCACCGCCCAGCTCGCCGCCAACGGCGTGCCCAACTACGACAAGCTCGCCGAAGCCGCAGGCAACCTCAACGCCGTCGCCGGCGGCTCCGCCGACACCTTCAAGTCCGTGGCGATGGTGCTGACGCAGACCGCCGGCCAGGGAAAACTCACGACCGAGAACTGGAACCAGCTCTCGGACGCGATCCCCGGCGCGAGCGGCAAAATCCAACAGGCACTCAAGGAGGCCGGAGCCTACACCGGCAACTTCCGCGACGCGATGGCCGACGGGCAGATCACCGCGCAGGAATTCAACGACGCGATCATGTCGCTCGGCTTCACCGACGCCGCCGTGGAAGCCGCCACATCCGCCAGCACCATCGAGGGAGCCACCGGCAACCTCGAAGCCGCGTTCGTCAAGCTCGGCGCGAGCGTGCTCGACAGCGTCAAACCCGCCATCACCGGCGGCATGAGCTGGATCGCCGACGGCGTCACCAACGCCGTGCCCGTCGTCCAGGCAGGCATCGAAGGGCTCATCGGCTGGTTCCAGCGCCTCTACTCCAAACTGGAGGAAAACGGCGCGATCACCGCGTTCAAATCCGCGTGGGACACCATCAGGGACGCGATCATGGGCGTCGTCAACATGGTCATCGACTGGGCGCACATGATCCCTCCCGAAGGTCTCGCCGACGGCATCAAACTCGTCGCCGACACGCTCAACTGGTTCATCCAGCACGGCAAGGAACTCGCGCCCATCATCATCGGCATCGGCACCGCGTTCGCCGCAGTCAAGGGCTATCAGGCGCTCAACAGCGGTCTACAGGCGCTCACCGGAACCATGAACACGGTGACGACCGCCGCCAAGGGCATCAGCAACGGCATCATGCTCATGATGGACTTGGGCGGCCCGATTCAAATGCTCAAACAGATGGGCTCCAGCCTCAGCCTCGTCAAGACGGCTCAGACCGCGTGGAGCGCCGCCACCAAAATGGCGACCGCCGTGCAGGGCGCGTTCAACGCCGTCATAGCGGCAAACCCCATTGGCGCTATCGCCGTCGCCATCGCGGCCGTCGTGGCCACGCTCGTCTGGTTCTTCACCCAGACCGAGGTCGGCCGCAAGGCATGGGCCGCGTTCACCTCATGGCTCACGGACACGTGGAACACGATCGTCGCCACCGCGCAAGACCTATGGAACGGGCTCGGCGAATTCCTCGCCAACCTATGGGCCACGATCACAGGTACCGTGCAATCCGCATGGGACGGCATCGCCGGCTTCTTCACGGGCCTATGGCAGACGATCAGCGGCGGCGTCACCGGCGCATGGACGTCGATCACCACGTTCCTGTCCGGCGTGTGGACCGGCATCAGCACGACCGCCACGACGATCTTCACCGGGATACGAGACTTCATCGTCAACGTGTTCACCGTCATCGGCGCGCTCATCGTCGCACCCTTGCAGGCGATCCAGAACGGCATCAACACCGTGTTCGGCTGGATACTCTCGTTCATCACCCAGCAGATGAACAGCACGAACACCGTGTGGAGCACCATCTGGACGGCGATCTACAACGTCGTCAACACGATCTTCACGCTGATAAGCGGCTACATCTCGACCGCGGTGAACGCGATCCGCACGGTCATCGTCGTGTTCCTCAGCCTCCTCAAGGGAGACTGGCAGGGCGCATGGGACGCGATCAAATCGTTCTTCACGACCACATGGGACGGCATCAAAGCGTTCCTGTCGAACATCCTCGACGGAATCAAGGCCGTCTGGACCACCGTATGGACCGCCATCAGCACGTTCTTCACCGACGTGTGGAACAAGATCGTCGCGTTCTTCATGCCGATCATCAACGGCATCAGGACCACGATCGGCACCGTCCTCAACGCCATCAGCGGCGTATGGACGAGCATCTGGAACGCGGTCAGGTCCGTCGCGTCCACCATCTGGAACGCGATCAGCGGCGTGGTGTCCACATGCATCCAGAATGTGAGCAACACCATCTCGACCGTCCTGAACGCCATCAGCGGCGTGTGGACGAGCGTATGGAACCGCGTCGGCTCGTACCTGTCGAACATCTGGCACGGGATCACGTCGGCCGTGTCCAACGGCATCCAATCCGTGTCGAACACCGTCGGCCGCATCCGCGACACCGTGCTCGGCGCGGTCAGCGGGGCGGGCCGATGGCTGTACGACACGGGCCGTCAGGTCATCCAAGGCCTCATCAACGGCATCGGCGGCGCGTTCCAGTGGGTCAGGAACACGATCAGCAACCTCGGCAGCAGCCTCGTCGGCTGGGCCAAGAGCGTGCTCGGCATCCACAGCCCGTCACGCATCTTCCGCGACGAGGTCGGCAAATGGATACCCGCCGGCATGGCCCAGGGCATCGACAAGGCCAGCGGCCTCGTCGAGGACAGCATCGACGGTCTGACCGACATGATCCCCACCGTGAGCCTGAAGACCGACACCAGCATGCTCGAAACCCCATACGCCTACCAGACCCGCATCACGGGCGGCCGGATGGCCTACACGATCGACAGCAGCCAAGGCGAATACGCGACCAAACAGGACATCATCGACGCCATCGATCAGGCGCTCAGCAGCGGCATCACGCTCAACCTGTCCGACCGAGGCGGCGAGGTCATGGCCGGCAAGCTCGCCAAACCCATGAGCTACGAACTCAACTACCTCGCCATGAGAGGCCGTTAAAACCAGAGAGGAAAGCATCATGCTCTACCAGCGACGCATGCGCCTGCCGCATGTCGAAGACCCCACGCTCAACGGCGTCCCGCTGGAACGCATGATGTTCTCCCTCGCCGCCGACGGCATCACCATCGACGCCACCAAGCCCACAACCAGCACGCAGGACATGCCCGGCCGCGACGGACAACTCGACCTCACCCTCGAAGACCCCACCGGGGCCGCGTACATGGGCAACCGCGCCATCACGCTCAGCCTGTACGCCATCGGCGGCGAAGACGACATCCTCGCCGCCAAAACCCGGCTCGCCGCCCTCGCCGGCACCATCGTCACGCTCTCATGGCGCAGCCTGCCCGGCGAATACGAGGGTCGCATGAGCCTCGGCGCATGGGAGGACAAATGGGCCGGCCCCCGACAGATCGCCACGCTCGTCACCGTGAGCATCGACGTCCACCCCTACCTGATCGGCCGCAGCCGATCCATCGCGCTCAAAACGGACGCGAACACGATCCACGTCAAAGGCAACCGGCCATGCTGGCCCACATGGACGCTCACCCCCGCCGCCGACGCCAAGACCGTCAGCATCAAGGACGCGCACGGCCACAAACTCGCCGTCACGTCCACCACTGCCATCACTGGACGCATCTCCATCGACACCGACCCCGACCACCGGGAGCTGCGCGTCAACGGCAACCTCATGGCCCCAACCCTCGAATCCGACTACTTCCCCCTATTGCCCGGCCTGAACATGCTCACCCTCACCGGAGCCACCGCCGCCAGTCTCGCGTACAGGCCACTCACACTCATCTAGGAGCACACTCATGCGATACATGATCTTCGACCGCTGGGGCAACCCGCTCGGCGACCTGCCCTACGCCATCAAAGCCATCCGCACCAGAGCCACCGACGGCACCGACACCCTCGACATCACCACCATCGGCGAGATCAACAAGGACGAACGCATCGTCTTCAAGGACTCGATGGGCCGCTGGGCGGAATACCTGTGCCAGTCCACCCAGACCGCCCGCGCCGCAGGCATGCCCGTCACCGTCGCCTACTGCACCGGCAGCATCGCGGAACTCTCGCGCACCTATATCGAGGACAAACGCAACCGCAACGCGAACGCCAAAGCCTGCCTCGCCAAAGCCCTCGAAGGCACCCGGTGGGCGGTCGGCACCGTCGAGACCGGCACCATCACCGGCACGGCCGACCTCAGCTTCTACCACTGCACCGTCCTCGAAGCCATCCAGAAGACCGCCGACACCTACGGGCTCGAAGTCCAGACCGAATACCAGCCCGACCCGACCGGCAACCGGATCGGCCGGCGCATCATCCACCTCGTCGAACACCGGGGCACCGCCAACACCACGAAACGCTTCGAATACGGCAAAGACCTCACCCAAATCAAACGCGACATCGACAGCGGCGACGTCATCACCCGCCTCTACGGGTGGGGCAAAGGCATCGAACAAACCAACGACCAAGGCGAGGCCACCGGCGGATACAGCCGCAAAATCAGCTTCGCCGACGTCAACCACGGCAAACCCTACGTCCAAGACGACCAAGCGCTCGCCAACTGGGGCATACCCGGCCCCGACGGCACCAGACACCACAGCGAAGCAAGCGTGGACTTCCCCGACTGCGAAGACCCCAAGGAACTCCTAAACCTCACCAAAGCGGCGCTCAAGACCCGCACCACGCCGACCGTCAGCTACACGGCCGACGTGACCGCACTCGGCCAAGCCGGATACGACCCGGAAGGCACGGACGTCGGCGACAGCGTGCAGATCATCGACACCAGCTTCACCAATCCCCTCCGCCTCGAAGGCCGCATCCTCCAGATCGAGGAAGACCTAGCCGGCAGCCTCGCCGAAACCAAGATCACCCTCGGCAACATCCGGCAATCCTACACGCAGCGCCTCGCCGCCCAACAGCAGGCCCTCGACAAACTCGTCTCCAACTCCGGCGCATGGAACAGCGCCGCCGGCGGCACCGGCCCGTACATGAAGGACCTCATCGACCGCATCAACCAGATCATGAACGCCACCGGCGGATACACGTACCTCAAACCCGGCCAAGGCATCTACGTGTACGACAAGCCCGAAGACCAGAACCCCACCCAATGCATCCACATCGGCGGCGGCTACTGGCGCATCGCCGACCACAAGAAAGCAAACGGAGACTGGGACTTCCGCAGCCTCGCCAACGGCAAGGGCCTCTTCGCCGACACCATCTTCACCGGCCGACTCTCCGACGCAGCAGGCCTCAATTTTTGGGATATGGACACCGGCGAATTCAGCCTGTCCGCCAGCAGCACCGTGGGCGGCAAGACCGTGCAGGAATACGCCGACGGCGCGCTCTCCGACGCGAACTCGTACACCGACGCGGCCAAGCAGGCGGCGATCACCGAGGCCAAGCGTCAGGCCGACGCGGCCGACACGGCCAAGCTCGCCGAAGCGAAGAAGTACGCCGAGGCCAAGGCCGGCGAGGCCGAAACGGCCGCCAAGGCGCAGTCCAAGGCCGACGGCGAGGCCGCGAAGGCGGCGGCGCAGGCCTACGTGGACGCCCTGGACGAATCATTGGGCCAACGCTCGATCTTCGACCGGCTCACGAACAACGGCCAGACGCAGGGCATCTACCTATCCGGCGGACTGCTCTACCTGAACGCGACCTACATGAGGACCGGCGTGCTGGACGCCGCGCTCGTCAAGGCCGGCCGGCTCACGGACAAAAAAGGCCTCAATTTCTGGGATATGGACACCGGCGAATTCAGCCTGTCCGCCAGCAGCACCGTGGGCGGCAACAAGGCCAGCAGCCTCGCCACCCAGACCCAAGCCCAGAAACTCGCCACGAACGCGCAGACCGCCGCCAAAGCCTACGCCGACAGCGTCGGAACCAGCACGCTCAACAGCGCGAGAAACGACGCGACCACCAAGGCCGACACGGCACTGTCCGGCGCGAAGACCTACGCCGAAACGATCATGGCCTACGGGTCGAACCTCGTGCGCAACCCGAACGGCAACCCAGACCACGACCTCGACAAGCTCGGCGCAAGCAAACTCACGAAGACCATGCCGGCAGCACACCCGGAAGGCATCACGAGCGCGATCCGCTTGGGCAACGTGCGCGACACGTACTTCGGATGGTCATTTGACTCGTTCCGGGGTCACACGTTCCGACTGTCCGGCTGGGCATACCGCAAGTCGGGCAATGTCACCAGCAGCTTCGGCATCCACTGGATGGACGCCTCCGGCAGCAACCACTGGCAAACCATCGCCAAAGCCGCAGCCACGGCAAGTGGCTGGACATACGTATCAGGCAGCTACACGGTGCCGTCGAACGCCAAGACCGCCCGACTGTGGATGCAGGTGGACCGCGACACCACAACCGCAAGCGACGCCGACTGGTACTGGACCGGACTGCAATGCACCGACGAGACCGCCGCCCGCAGCTACGTGGACACCTTCGAAGGAGAACTCACCCAGACCTATATCTTCAACAAGCTCACGAACAACGGCCAGCTGCAGGGCCTGTACATGAGCGGAGGACTGCTGTACGTCAACGCCACCTACCTGCGAAGCGGCATCATCAGCGGCGCGAGAAGCTACTGGAACCTCGACTCCGGAATCTTCAGCATGAGCGACGCGAACGGATTCGAAACGGTTCATCTCGACGGCGACGGAGTCCATAACACGCTCACCGGCACCTTCCAGACTGGCACGTCCGGATCTCGCCTGTGGATGAGCCCGAAATTCAAACAGAAGCCGATCGGAGGATCCGCCGACATCACCGGCGCCGGCATCTCGTTCATCCACGCAACCACGGCGGCGCAGCAGCCATACATCGCTGCCGAGTCCACGAATTCCGAGATGGGCGAGATCTCGACGCTCACCTTCAACGGCGGTCGTCGCGCGAACACAGATCCAGGCGCCTTCGTACGAGTCGGCAGCACGAAAACCGACAACGCCAAGATGCGAGGTGTCTTCCAGGCACTCGTCATGCGCGACTACAGCCTGTCGTCAAATGACGCGAACAGCTCCGGCGCACGACTGGTGTCTTCGGCCTCTCCAGACACAAACGCGATGGACACGTATTCGGAACTTGCGGCATGGGATCCAAACGGCGCCGTCGGGGTGAAGGCGGACATCAACACCGGATACCTCTACCTAGGGGGCTTCCTCGGGGGCTATACGAACCGTCACACACTCGATGGATCCAGGGCATGGAAGGCATGGATGCCGAACGGCGGGGCAATATCGGTCGGTGCGGCCGCGACCGTGCACTTCACCGTGTCATCGCCGGCAAAATACGGCAGATACTACGCCGTCGCAAACGCTGACGGAGAATGGGGCGGCATCATCATGCACGTCAAAAACACCGGAGGACAATCCGGATGGGACATCCTAATGTACAACGCCGACCGGAACCCATGTACGGTCGACATGTATTGCGACACCTTCGGATGGCTCGTCAAATAAGGAAAGCCAAACATGAGACAAACCATGACAATGAGCGACGGGAACATCATCGTCAACTGCGACGAACCCATCAACGGATACCAGCAATTCGTCTTCTCCCCAGGAACCATTGCATCCTGGACGGCACTGCTCGGACTTGGATCCACAGCCGAAGCAGTCGCCGCGATAATGCAAGGCGTCGAGGACACGACGCGATACGATCCGTCAACCGGCAGGGGGGTCTGGACGGAGGCCTATGAAGCGCTCGAAGCGGCGCTGAACGACAGTGCGGCGGACATGTCAATGCTCGCCGATGACGGAACCGTCCAGAACGATCCGCTGACTGTAGCCCGCAACGACACCAGAAAAGGCATGCACCTACCAACCATCCCGCAACAGGCGCAATCGGTATCGACATACGCCCTCGAAGACTCAGACGCCGGAACCGGCATAGACACGTCCTGCGTTGACGCACAGGCGCTTTCCGACCTGCTCTCGGACAAGACGGTTGCCAATGCCATCGACAACGACGAGGAAAGCTTCTACGCAAGCCTCATGCCGCAACCAATAACCAGATGAAAGGTAGTAGAAAAATGAACGATGACCAGCAGTACGTCAGCTTCGACCGACTCGTATCGCAGAAGCTTTCCGAACAACTCGCCGACGCGAACCGGCAGATCGCCACACTCGCCGCCATGTGCGACATCAAGGACGCGCAGATAGCCGAACTCCGCAGCCAGCTCGAAAACAAGGACGACGGCAATGGCAACGCTTGACAGCTTCCGCGAAGCCACAGGCGAACCCATCCAACTCGACCTAGCCAACGGCTACATCGCAGACATACGCCTCAACGCCGGCGACATCAACGGCCGCACCATCACCGTCGAACTCACCGACAACGGCACACCCATCACCACAACCGCCGAAATCACCTGCGCGCTCGACTACAACACCAGTCCCGGCAGCAGCCTCGGCGACCGCGTGACCATGAGCCCGGTCAGCGGCGCGGCCACGGCCACGTTCCGCGCAGCGGTGCCCCGCAAGGCGCTCGCCAAGCCCGGACGCATCCTGTTGGGCATCGAGATCAGCAGCGGCGGCCACAAGGTGTGCTCGCGCAACTTCTACGGGCTCGTGGAACGCGCCGTGTTCGACGCCACGTCACCCGACGCGGACGACAAGCTCGGCCGGATCGAACAGCTCATCCTCGACGCCGACAAGGCAACCAGCAGCGCCAACACCGCAGCAGGCAAGGCCAACACGGCCGCGACGGCGGCGAACACGGCGGCCGCGGCCGCGAACACCGCCACAGGCAAGGCCAACACCGCCACCACGAACGCCAGCGCGGCGGCCACGGCCGCCACGATGCGGAACACGGCGGTGACCAGTACCATGGCCACGAATACAGTCAGCAGATAGGGTATCAGCTCGGCCATGGTGGTAGGCGGCACGATGTCCACGCCGGTGATCTGGAAGAATTCAGCCACAACAGACGCCATCAGAACACCCCCTTTACAAAGTGCCAAAGCATGAACATGAAGCCCAGCACGAGGAACAGGAGCAGCATACCCTCCGTAACGGTGTATTCGTCAAAGGGCTTGGAGAGGAACAGACCGGGGGCGGTGGTCTCCTGCGGCAGCGCGGTGGTTTTGATCTGGTCGGCCAACGCCGGGTCGTCCGTATAGAGGATAGAACCGTCTGTGTCGTAGATGGTGGTATACTCCTGCTTTGTCTCAGTCTCCGTGGTGTCGGTAGTATCGGCAGCGGGTTCCTCATCCGGCTCCAGCGCCGGTCTGAGTGCCCACTCCGGTATGTCCTCGGTCGTGAAATCGGTGTCAGCCGTTGTGGCGTAGGCATTCACGGTGAGCATAAGCAGCAGCGCCAGCAGCGCGGAGGTCAGCGGTATGTACTTCAATTATCATCACCCCACTTGAAAAGGAGATAGATCACGGCACCGGCCACGATGAGCCAGAGGAGGATATTCCAGAGCGTGAAGGTCAGACCGTCCACGGTGAATTCTATCTGAAATATCTGCAGACAGGCAGACAGGACTTGTCCGAGACCTTGCATCAGAACACCCTCCTTTTGATGATGACGCCGATGGCCAGAATGACCAGCGCCGCTTCAATGATAGTCAGCCACTCGGCGGGGAGGAAGGGGAACAGGCTGGTGCCGAGGTTCAGGAATGCCGTGAAGAAGTTTTTGACGGAGTCCACCGTATGGTCCAGCAGCAGGTCCACATCGTCCAAACCATCCAGCAGGTTAAGGATGAAATGCAGGGAGCCAACGATCAGGCCGTTGATCAGGCTGGTGATCATATTCAGCAGAGCCCGCAGCGGCTCAAGTAAAACAGACATGGTATCTCACCCCTGTAACACAAATTTCAGATCCTGGCGCCGGAGCTGCAGCAAGAAGTGTGTTACGAGAAAAACAGCTTCTTGCCCACGATGCCCAGCACCATACAGACTACGGCGAAGGTCAGCGCGACCTGCAGTTCAGACGGCAGCACCGTCCAGAAGCCGGTGAGCCACGCCGGGTAATCGCCGCCGAAGCCGCTGATCTGCTCCGTATACTCGTTGAACTTGGAGATGACCTCGTCCACGCTGGAGATGGCCTTGTCAAACAGCCGGACGATGAAGCCTATCAGCTTCCCGGCGAAGGTGCCCAGCTTGGAGAACACCTTGACCACCAGCTGTGAGATGGAGCTGCTGCTGTAGTCCTCGTCCGGGGCACCGTCCCCGGTGTGGTCCTCGTAGGTCTTTCCGCAGCGGGAGCAGGTATAAATGTCATAGGCCGAGGCTGTCTCCTCGCCGGTATCCGGGTCGGTGACGGCGTCCACATGGGACGATATCACCCAGTCGTGGCCCAGCGGGTCGATGATCTCCGAGTAGCTGTCCCCGCACTGGGAGCAGGCGGAGATCTGGAGGCCGGGGAGCGTGCAGTCCGCTTCCTGCTCCATGTGCTGCTGGTAGGTGTGGTCGCAGGTGGCGGAGCCGGAGGTGTCCTGAAGCTGCGCAAGGATGGCGTCCAGACGTTCCAGCACCGGGGTAAGGTCCAACTTTTCCTCCAGCCACGTCTGGAACGATTGCAGCCATGCGAGGATAGAGCTGCTGCCGGAGACATCCGGGGGCGGAGCGCCGGTATCGGTGTACCACTGTTCACCGCAGACGGAGCACTGGTAGAGCGTATGGCCCTGGGTGGCCACGGTGCCGTCCGAGTTATAGACCATGTTGACGTGCTCGATGACTTTCCAGTCGTGGCCTTTGGCGGCGAGGATCTGCTCGTAGGTTTCGCCGCACTTGGAGCAGGTGTAGGACGCATGGCCGCCCTCAAGACAGGTGGGAGCCGTGTCAATGGTCTCCTGCCAGTCGTGCTTGCAGGTGGTGGGGGTGTCGGGATCGGAACCGGTATCATCCTCAACCACATAATTGTAGGTGTTGGAGACGTTATTAGTTGTGATCGTCACGTTGGTATCACCAAACTGTACCGTAAGCTCAACGTCATTGTCCAGAGTGAGGAAGTACGTCCGGGAGGAGTAATCGTATGACCACGACTTGATGTCATAGTACGTTTTCGTAGTCATATCGTAATACTTGTTATTGGTCTCATCGACAATGGTGACGTCCGTATAGTAGTTGTCGGAATTGTCGACGTAGATACCGGTGAGGTTGTCAACACGGGTGTTGATGGTGTAGTAGTTATTAGTGGCAGTAGTATCAATGGGTGCAATGCGGTATACGGGAGTAAAAATAGACACGGATTGACGATAAACGCCCGCACGTATAGAAGAAGAGATATTCCCCGCAGCATCAGAAAAACACGCTGACGTAGGAACATATCCACCTACACCATAATCTCCACAATCACGAGGCTCCCATAAATATGTGTCGTGATTATAAAAGTTCGAATTTAAAGCAGTCTCATGTGAATGTGCGACAATAGTTGAACTAAGAAGTTCATAATGACCCGCAATAGGGCTTAAAAAGTAAGAATATGAACTGCTAAATATGAAGTTAGAATAGGATCCTTCAAGAAAAACCGCGCTAATGATTGAGTTGTCAACAGAAGCATCAACCTTGCCAGAATGGCTTTTAACAAAACCATCATAACCGGAATAAAGAAACTGATACGAGCCAAACATACCGGATAAACCTATTTTTTTATTGGCAATATCAATCCATCGTGGTTGCCACAGCAACTTTCCATCGCTGGTATACCCTGTGGCCGGAAGCTGATCAACATACTGGTTATAGTCCAGCTTCATATCATCCGGGCTTGTCCATGTAGGTGTAGAGGGCGTTTCAGAAACGCCTCCGGAGCTAC